CAAAGACGGAAAAACCACGATCGAGGGCGGCGGTCTCCGCATTGGCGGCGAGGGTATGCATGCCTTCTACGACCAAATGCTTCCCTCGTTCATGCGTAAGTATGGCAAGAAATGGGGAGCAACAGTAGGCGAGGTAACCCTCCCTTATGTCGAAGAGGCCGGCCGCACGATGCATGCAGTGGATATTACCGATTCGATGCGTGAAAGTGTGATGCAGGGGCAGCCGATGTTCTACCGCCGTCCGAATGGCGTTGTCTATGGTTGGACAAATGGTAAGACGGTATACCTCACACCCGAGGGTATGAATCCCAACACTCCCATTCATGAGTACACCCACATCTGGGCCGATGCGATGATGAAGAACAACCCGAAGGGCTGGGAGAGCATCGTGAAGCTGTTAAAGGGTACACCTGTGTGGAATGAGGTTGTGGCCGATGCCAACTATGCCAACATCAAAGACAACGACAATCAGGTTGCCTCTGAAACCTTGAGCCGCCTCTCGGGCCGCAACAATGCTGCGAAAATGGAGGCTATGGCACAGCAGATCCTTGATGAGGGTGGCAACGATTCCGTGAAGAAGAGCCGAGCGCACAAACTCCTCGACCGCATGCGCAAGGCTCTGCAAGAGTTTTGGTCGTGGGTCGGCAAGGAGCTGTTCGGTATTGAGAAGTTCGAGAGTATCGATGAGGTTACCGACCGCGTACTGTACGACCTTGTCAGTGGTACCGATTTGGGTGCTGTTCCTGCGGAGGGCATTCATATGGATCAGCAGCTTACTGCGGATAAATCCTTTATTCACGCCTACGATAGCGCGTTCGAAGAGTTGTCATCCGAGTACGATGCGTTAGATAAGACTGACGAAGCCGCGCTGAAGGCTTTCCGTGCCAAGAAGTTGGATGTGGTGGAGAGGTATATGTCCAGCATGTCCAGCAATTTGGCTATGCCTACTACTCCGGTTATTGTTGATGCGTCGGATCCCGATTCGGTGAAAAAGGCTTATGAACTCCTCCCTGATGAGTATCGTAAATTTGTCACCTTTGATGCATTTATTGATGAGGTGTCGTCGGCGGTTGGCTTCTATGTAGCAGATTCGAAGATGTCGGTGTATAATATTAGTAATGATGATACACTCAACAGTTCTCGCGAATGGCTTGGAATATTGGCGCACGAGAATGGCCATAAAGCTGTTGAAACCCTCGAGATTAGCGACAGCGATAAAGAGAAACTATGGGAATTCTGCAAACGCACTACGACCTCCGTTCGCAATAAGATCGAGAGGGGTTATGAATCTGCAGCTGAAAAGGGCGAGGAATACCTTGTATATACAATCCAATCCAGAGCAAGATACCCAAGGTTAGGTGATTTGCTCGCGGAATGTATTATGGGCGAAAAAAACGCTCATGATGTTGTTAAAACATTCAAAGATTCATTACCTTTGAGGGATGAGATTGTAGAAAAAATCCTTAATTATTTTAGAGATGGATACAGAAAAGCAAGAGGAGAAGCAGATTACTCCGCCGCAGCCGGAAGAGCCAAAAGCAAAGAAGAGGTTCAAGGATTTTATAACCGATTCCGGGGTGAATATAGCCAAGGTCTGCGACGAGATAATAGCGTCGGGCGAGATTTAGACGAGATACTCTTTAGCATCGGCGAGCAGCCTCTCGCTCCTGCAGCCGAGAAAGTTGAACCTACAGAGGAGGAGAAGAAAGCCGCCGAGGCAGAGAAGCGTTTGCAGTCGTTGAACCGCCTGCAGCGTTCGGTGCGTGCCTTAGTGAAAAAGTTGCATCAAGCCAAGGAGGATGATTCGGATATAGCTACGCTGATTGCCGAGGCTCTTGAGACGGAGGTAGACAAGGAGGGCTTACAGAAATTCCTCGATACCGGTCGTTTTATTCAGGAGATTACCAGCTCCATCAGCAAGGAGTCTATTCAGGCTTCGTTGAATCGCATGAGCGATCAAATTGCCAACGCTGTAATTAAGCATCGTAAAGAACTCTTGGCGAAGACGATGGGTATCCAGGTGCAGACAACCACCTCGATGGGTATCGCTATTGCTCATGGCGTCGACGACAAGACACGAGCAGCCATCGAGGTGTTCCGTCGCTTCCATAAGATGCAGAAACCGGCTCCGGCATACGACAGCGCCGGCCTCACTGTGGGCAGTAAGGTGCTCGTATCGACGAAGGGCGATGAGGCATTCTCGGCGTTTATCGACAACAACACGGAGGTAAATGTACTCGATAAGCAAGACCTTATGCTATGGCATACTCTATGGTCGGATGTGGCAGATAGTGAGGATGCTTATATTACAATTAGCCTTGATATCAACCGCCTATCCGAGAAGAGCAAAGAGTTGTATCGTAAAATCAAAGATGCTCCGAAGCTCTCCAAAGCCGAAGAAACACTCAAGAAAGAGCGCAAACTCGTGCTTGAAACTCGACGCGCTAAAGAACGCGAGCGCCTCGAAGTCAAGCAGCAGATTGCTCAAAGCCTTGGGGACTTATTGATAGCCATAAGTCAGCGTATCGACATTGGGCGACATGCTCGAAAGGGCCAATTGGCGGCAGATGACGAGTATCGTCGAGATTACTTGAACCGCGCCATGGAGGACATCCGTGTAGGAAATGTTGTAACGGCTTACGATAAGGGAGTCCCCAAGGAACTTATAGAGAAGAAGAAGAAAGACCAGTCGATTTGGGGCTTCTATAAGGAACATTACTACTCCTTCGTCTATATGGTTCAGTCTGTATCTATTAATGCTATAGCAGGAAAGGGATTCCTATATGACACGCTTATTGAGGGCGCAGATGGCGTTATGGCTTGCCAAAACCGAGAGATATCGTACAACAATGTTGATGAGGGGCGCATCTTAAACAAAGCCCAAGAACTCGGATTCAAGAATCTTGATGAATTGGCCAATTTATTCGATAGACCCTTGCTCGCAAACAATGGTGGCCAGTATATCTTAACCCATTCGAATGTGTATGAGACGAGCAATGAGGATCGTAAACGCCCTGGTCGCGTTGCTGTCGAGGAGGTACCGATGACTATTGGTTATGCAACTTACCTCGTGCAAATGGCCGATCAGCCCGGAATCCTCCCCACGATTACGAAGGGAATGAAGCTATCTAAGGATGATATTTCTGCCCTGCGTGACATGCTTGACAAGGATATGAACGGCGGAGGTGTTGCATTGAAATTCATGGACTTTGCGGTAGACATGCTCTCTGATTTGCGTGAGCAGCGATACAACGGTGCTTCTTTAGAGCGATATGGGACTCAGCTTGACAATAATGAGAACTACTTCCCGGTCCGCCGTTTGGAGAAGAACCTCCGCAAGGATCAGGTTGACCTTGATGAGATTAAGAGCGATGTAGCATCGAAAGTCCAAGCTTCCGTTACAGCCAGTGCGTTGGTGAAGCGCGTGAAGAGCTATACAGCCATAGACATTAGACAGAACCCTCTCCGTCTGATGTTGGACCATGTTCACGAGATGAATCACTTTGCTGCTACCGCTCCCGTGGTTCGCAACCTGCAGATTTTGCTCAACAGCCCAGCATTCAAGGAGCAGCTGAATGCACAGAAGAATATAGCGGGCAACGAGAAATTGAATAATTACGATCGCTTTGAATTATCTGCAGCGTTGGCGGTTGGTTCTTTCAAGCCAAGAACCAATACCCTTAATGAGGTGATCTCGAGTATGCAGAGCCTTGTTGCTGCAGGCAAAGTTTCGTGGCGGTTCTTTACCGCAGCTAAGCAGGTGTTGTCACTACCCGCATTTGTAGCTTATAGCACTTCATGGAAGTATTGGGGGCGTCTTCTGAGGAACATTTCTTCGCTCGGATTCTTGCCGAAGAAGGAGGGCGAGAAGCGATGCATCCATGTGGTTAAATGGTGTATGGAGAATATACCTACATACCGCGAGCGTTGGCGCGAGAGACATGCCGGCGACGAGCGTATACAATCGTTGAGTGCTACAAGACTTGCAAAGTGGATGTATCGGACCAACTTCGTCACGCGCTGGATTCAGAAGAAGCTCATCGAGCAGGGTGGCATGTGGGCCAACGCCGCTGTTGACATCTTTGTCTGCGGCATCGGCGCACGATCCGTATATGAGTATGAGGTTGAGCGCCTTCAAGAGAAGGGCATGGGCAAGGTTGAGGCGGAGGAGCTGGCGAAGCGTCGTGCTGCGATTGCTTTCAACGAGACACAGCAGTCTTCGCTTAATGCATTCTTGTCGCCCGCACAGCGCCTAAAAGACTTTGTGTCACTTTACACCTCAATCTTTGAGAATTCAAACCGCTCCTATGGTCGCAAAGCCAGCTTGGCATATGACTATCTGCGCACGGAACTTATGGATGACAAGCAGCGAAAGGGGCGTTACGAGCTTGAGGTAAAGCGCGAGGTTGCACGTCTCGAGAATCAGATGCGCCGCGATCTAAAGGCTGAAAACGAACTTGAGCCCGATTTCAGCAAGCGACTTTCAGATGAAATGATAGAAAATCGCATATCCGCTACACGCCCAACATTGCGGCAGAAGGCAGAGGAAGAGGCGATGATGAAGGTTCGCGAGGCTCGCAAGCGAGCTATAGCCGAATGGGCGACTTATAAGTTTGGCCTCAATTTCCTATGGAAGATATCGCCAATGCTTGCCACGTCACTTGTTATGTTTGATGATGACGATGAGGATAAGGACGGCTTGAATGAATACTCGGCCAAGAAATTGTTGCTTTTCTTTGTCGCATCATACTTCCGCAATGGGGTTGGTGGTGCTACGTTTGAGTCTATTCTTGATGGGTATGAGTTCAATACTATGCTTGGACAAAACATCGATATGCTGTGGAAGAATGCCGAAAGGTTTATTCAAGGATTCCGCGAAGAGGAAGAAGAGGTAGATTGGCAAGCATTCCACCTCGCTCTTAACGCTGTGTCGAATATGTCAATCAATGTAGACCTGAGCACGATAGGGAATGTATGGAAGGGCGTAGAGGGAATGATTCGCGACTTATCGATTAATACTGAAGATATCCTGCGCCTAATAAACGCCCCGAAGTCTATGATAGCTGCTGCTGTCATTCCAATAAATGAAGGCGAAAGCGAGCACGATTATATTCGACGAATGGCGTATATGAATGCCATCTCGCCAGAGCAGGCGGACAAAATAGAAGAGGCGTATAGCGATTCCGATTATAAATTCATCTTTAGAGATTACCTCACTTCGAGAGACCGAGCCGTCAAGCGTAAGTTGGATATGTGGGCGAAGAACTACCGCGCCATGAAAGACGCCAAGATACTTGGGGTAGCCTATGAAAAGAGCCTGCAGGGGCGTATTACGGTGCCGATGCTCGAAGAACTTGATGACGAATACAAGAAGGTGCTATTAGCAGCTCGTAGAACGGCCTCGGGAGAGAAACGATCCGACAGAAAGCAGATGACGCCTCTTACATCAGAAGCTAAAGCTCGAATCACATCAATGGGGCTCCCTCGGAGGATTCGAAAGATTCACAAACTGGAGAAGAGGCTCAAAGGCTATTCGGAGATTGCTGATGATTACGCTTCGACATTGCAAGAGGTTGTTAAACTCAAGGAGTCGGTAGTTACGGAATGGAATCAGAAACCTTAAACAGTAGTATATGGAAGTTGTAACGACAAAACGCCTTCGAGCCCTTGCCTCGAAGAGCAAAACGAAGAAAGCCCCGAAGAGCGTATCCTCGCAGATACGCTCTTCGGAGGAAGACCGAACGGAGAATATGCGTCTGCTTTACGCCTGCGAGAATGACTGGCGTCAGCTGCGTTCCAAGCGTGAGGAGCATGCGCGCTTTGTCCGATATATGAATGGACATCAGTGGGATGACTATGTCCAGGACCCCGAGGGAGACGGAATGATTAAGGAGTCGGAGCTCATCTCGCGTACCGGTCTCACTCCTTTGAAGAATAACGTCATGCAGGAGTTCGTGCGAAACATCCTTGGCCAGATGATTACCAATAAGTCGCAGACTGTTGTACAGGCACGACGCGATGAGGATAGTGAGTTAGGTGAAATGCTCACGAATACCATTCAGGCCAACCTTGATCTTAATAAGACGCAGGTGCTGGATGTGAATCACGCTATCACGCTCTGCTCGGCTGGCATTTCCGTGGGAAAAATTACCTACACCAAGTGGCCCGAGAAAAATGATACCGACGCATTTATCCAGTATGTAAACTTCAATCGCATAGCCTGGAATCAGGATGTTGAGGACCCGCGTATGTTCGACCTGCGTCGTATCTCGGAGCTGCACAGCTACACCATCGATGAGCTTGTATCTAACTTTGCGGCGACATCAAATGACGAGGAGACCCTGCGGGAACTCTTCAAGCATCGCTCGAAGATTGGTGAAGAGTATAATCAGACAGCAAAAGAAGCCCTTAGCTTGTTGGACTTCTGGACTGACACCACGGAGCAGAATAAGTGTCGCATCATCGAGGTATGGGAGAAACGAGGCCGCTGGGTGTTGTGGGTGCATGACCGAGCGTCAGCTCTTCCCCCGAAGGAGTATACTGAAAACTTCGACTACCATGAGCGTGCAGCAAAGATGGAGAACCAGCGTCGCCTGCAGCAGGCACTGGAGGCAGGCCTTTCGGAGGATGAGGTGACAGACTCGATGCTCGAAATGGAGCGCTACTTTGAGGAATATTGGTGCGTGAAGTACCTGACGCCTCAGGGTGTGTGCCTACTCGAGTCGGAGACGCCCTACAAACACGGCTCTCATCCGTATGTATTCGCTACGATGCCACTGGTTGATGGCGAGGCAAAGTCCATGCTTTCGGACATCATCGACCTGCAACGGAATATTAACCGCGAGCGCACGATGCTCGACGCTATTCTTGCCGGCTCGATCAAGAATACGCTCATGGTACCCGAGTCAGCCGTTGAGGGTATGGATCGTAGACAGTATGTAAATGAGCTGATGAAGATCAATGGCGTAATTTTCTACACTCCGAAGCCGGGCGTTGAGATGCCGACGATCCTTTCGCGCAGCTCGGTGAACCTGGGTATCTGGGATTTGCTGAACTTTGATATGAATCAAGCAAAGGAGATTAGCGGACTCTCGGGAGCATTGCAAGGCCAGGTATCGAAGTCGGGCACTCCTTCGAGCCTCTATGCACAGCAGGCGCAGAACTCCATGCTGAACTTTGTGCTGCTCTTTGATCGCCTCAATGACTTCTACACAGCGCGCGACGAGAAACTCCTCAAGGTGCTCATACAATATTACAACCGACCGCGCCATCTCGCACTCTCGGGCAAATATTATGCGGCAACCATCCGTGAGTATATCCCCGAGAAGGCGGCTCGTATCGCTAATGATTACTCGCTTGTATCTTCACAGTCGATGGATGCTCCGGTATTCCGCCAGCGCATTGATGAGTATTTGATGCAGATGGTTCAGATGGGTCTTCCGTTAGACCTTTTCCTGGAGCATACCACATTGCCGTTCGGTAAGAAGATGCTCGCGCAACTCAAATCTCTGCGAGAGCAACAACAGGCAGGGCAGCCCATGGACCCGAATATGTTGCGGGAGGTGTCGCAAGAGGCGGGCCAGAATGCCAATCCTCAAGCTATGCAGATGTTACAACAGGCTTTTGCTCGATAGTTAGAAGCTCGATTGGGTACGCACCACACTCTTTGCCGGGTGTGGTGTTTCTTTATGCTCTTCGATGAGCATCGGAAGTTCCATGGTTGTTGATACCTTCAGGCCAATACCTCGGCTCATGAGGATATCATCGTGGCATCCATCCAGTGCTCCGAAGGATGCCGAGTTGGCCTTCTGCTCGTATACAGCACACTCGTCGAGCATACGCTTGTCGTTTTCGAGGAAGGTCTTGTCGCGGAGTCTTCGGGCAAGCTGCGTGATGACGTCACGCTTCGATGCTTGGTTAGTGTGGAATCCATAGTGCGGTGCAAGGCCTTCGCGAACCTTTGTGGGATCATCACGGTAGTAGATATTCGAGTATTGGCCCACAATCTCATCCAGGATGGTCAACGTGTGATCGCCTTCGGTTGTCTTCGCATCGAGCGAGTTGAACTCGACAACGAGCAGGGCGTTATTAAAGAACTTCGCTAATTGAACGGCGCGCCATACCGCGAGGTCTTGGTCGAGGTGAAACCGCCAGGTACCAATACACTCCTCGTAACCTCCCTTCATGAGCATATAGCGGTCAATGACGGAGATAACCGTCCAGTCCGCCTTGTCGCTCTTACCACCGATATCCATGGATACGATATACCGGTTACGGATGTTCTTCTCTTTATCGGGCATTGCCCATAAGAACAAGGAGCCCGCAATATTGGGTGTAAAGTGTAATGTTGAATCGATAGCCTTTGGCCCATACAGCGCGTCCGCAGATAACTCGCCCACGAATGTCGGGTGTGAGGTGAACTGAAGCATCTGCCGGATATCCCCCAAGTCAAATACCAGGCGGCCACTGGAGATAAACGCCTCCTCGGGTGTCGAGGGGAACTCCTCCTGCATAATCCAGTCCGAGGGCTGCTCCTTGCGTTCAGCTCGATACCACTTTAATCCCTCAAGGGTTGCTCCGCATTCAAAGCGATATAGCTCTTTCTCGGTCATGGATTGCACGAAGCGTACTTTCTCCTCTTCGTCGCGGAAAGCCTCCCAGTACTCCGGCATCTCAAACCATGCAACGAATACCGGAGTGTATCCACTCTCTCCGGCTTCGGCCTCCAGCCACGTCTTGTGAAAGTAATCTCCGACGCCTTTGGCTGTGGATTCAAGCACAATGCAAGTATAGGGGATACGGGGAACGGATGATTTCATTGAGGTGATGAAGTCCGCTGCTTTACGCTTGGGGGTGTCTTTCCACATACCAACCTCGGAGCAGTGCATCATCTTTAGGGCACTTGAACGTAGCGCATTGGGATTCATGATTGAACCCACGGAGATGATACATCCTCGATCTCGCAGTACCTTCGTGTGCTGTGTACCGGCGTATGCCTTAAGTTCTACGTCAAAGACATCTTTTGGATG